AGAGACAGGTTTGAGCGGACCTATTGGTGAGGGTGTGGAGAATCTTGGTGAGCTCATGGCGTATGGGCCTAAAGGTTTAGTCTTCCAGGACGAGTTTTATCGTCACTTATTTGCTAAGTCTCAAGTTAAATCTTTATTGTCTCAGGAATACAAGGATCTTGTAGCTAAAGGTCAAGCTCCTGTCGAGGGCATGGCGGATTATATCGAAGGTAAGATGTCCCGTTATTTTGTAGACGGCAAACGCTACAAGACTCAAAACGATGTGCAGATGGAAGCTGTAAGACACGCTCAAGAGCAGGGTCTTGACGGCGATGAGGCTGTTGATTTCATTAAGAATTACACGAAAGAAAATTGGAATACTAAACTTTCTAGCGAAATGGAATACTTAAGACAGTTTGGTGATCGTATTACATTTCAATCGGATCTTAAAAAAGGTTATGGCCCATTTGAATCGTTAGGAGTAGGCGTTCAAGAACTGCGAACCGAAGGCGGTGCTACAGGTTTTATGGCTCAATATATTGTACCGTTCATTAAAACTCCTGTTAATATCTTTAAAGAGTTTGGCGGTACTACAAGTCAATTTGCTGAACTACCTGGCATCGGTCGATTGTGGGCTAGGTCTCGTGAGGAGTTAATGAGCGACAATCCGATGATCAAAGCTAATGCACGTGGTCGTCAAATCGTTGGGGCAGGACTTTGGGCGAGTGCTCTTTATTTAGCTGACCAACAAATTATTACTAATAGCGGTCCTCAAGACTATAAAGAACTAGAAAATAAAAAAGCTACAGGATGGATGCCTAACGCGATTAACACATCCGCTCTTAACCGGTATTGGGAAACAGGCGATAGCGGAGGCGATCAATTAGGTGATAATTATATTAGTCTTCAAAAGGCTGACCCTGCGGCAACCGTTACGGCTTTAGCTGGCGATTTAATGCGAGCTAGGGAAGATAATGATTTCTCAGATGACGAATTGACTTACTTAATGCAAACGACCGCGTTTGCTCTGAGTAGAGCGGTAGGTCAAAAAAGTTACCTCGAGACAGTTGGAGGTTTTTTAGATGCGTTGGTTAGTGGTCGCGTAGCCTCTGAAGATGACTATGGATCTGCTGTACTTGAAGACATCACGCGCCGTGCTGTCCCTTTTGGCTCCGCTCTTAACACTTTAGGACGTAGCGATGATCCGTATATACGCGAAGTAAACGGCCCGCTAGAAACTCTTTTAAATCGTCTTCCTGGTTTTGTCCAAACACTTGATCCAGCTCGCGATGCTTTTGGTCAACGGAAGCCGCAATACGGCGGAGGTTTAATGCGTAGAGAAGTGAACGCTATAAATCCTTTTACGATGTCTAAATCGCGTGGGGATCGTTCCGTTGAAGCTATCTTGAAATACAGCAGTGCTTATGCTTTCCCCGATCCTAAAAGAACTATACCAGGTTTGGATTTACGGGATATAAAGGTAGAGGGTTCCAATCAGTCTTTATACGATAGATGGAAACAAATATATTCAGAAAGTGATGTCAAACAAGCAGTTATAGACGCTTATGAAAACCCAGACTTATCAAAGATTACAGTTCCGAGACCTGGTAATGGTTTGCCTGAAGTGCAGAAAGAAACTCTAAACAAACTCTTTGAGGCATATAGAAATGCAGCTTTTGGTCAATTATTAGAAGAGTATCCTATGCTACAGAAACAATACAAATATAATGTCGAACTTCAAACGCTTCAATACGAAGGTAAAGAGCTTCCCGAAGAAACCGCAGCCCCTGAATTGTTAGAGTTAGTAAAGTAAACCTTGAAACAATCGCTATTAAAAAGTAATAATATAACACAGAAATCATGCCGAACACATACGTAGAATATACTTCCGCTATATCGGATCAAGTTGAGAATGGTTTTGAATTTTCTTTTCCATACTTAAACGACCTGGATGGCACTCCTTTAATTGACGTTTATGTCAACGGCGCTCAAATATTGTCTAGTCAGTTTTCGATTAGCGCTTCTAAAATCGTTATAACTTCGGGTGCGGTCGCCGTTGGAAACGCCGTTAGAATCGTTCGCAATAGCGTGACGGCTTCACCGTTGGTAGATTTCGTTAATGGTTCGGTTCTTACGGAGGAATCCCTTGATGACGCGTATCTTCACAACTATTATCTATCACAAGAAGCTGCGGAAGGTGCTGGTGGTGAGCAGTTAACAAAGAAAGGTACTGACCACTACGATGCTGACGGTGCTAAGATAACAGACTTAGGTGACCCAACGGACGCACAAGACGCTGTTACAAAAAGCTATGTTGATACTCAAGACTTTGCAGACCGTGCTTATATCGACGCATTAGGACTCGACCACTTCGACGGTAGCAACTTATCAGGTAATGTTGATATGAACAACCACCGTCTGACGAATATAGGTGAAGCACTCAGTCCGTCAGATGTATCATCTAGGTCGTATGTTTCTAATTCAATAGACGAAGCGACATTGGGAACAGGGGCAACGCCCGGAGTTTCCCGCCACACAGGCACAGGTTCTGAGACAGACTTTATTTTATCTTTTGCTGCTAACCACAGTAATTCATCTTCTTACTTAGTAACTGTTAGCGGTTTAGTACAAGACCCTGAAGACTACGTTATAGTAGGAGGTACAAATCTTATAAGATTCACAACGGCTCCTGCACTCTCGGCTGACATTGTTATCGTTGAACGTGGATACCGTAGTGCTTTTTCTGAAATACCCAGTGATTATGATTACGGTAATATCGTGGGTGTAACTGATTCATTTTACGATTACGGCTCCGTAGCTTAAACAAAACTTAATAACTATGAGTAACATACAAGTACAATTACGAAGAGGAACAACCGCTCAACACGGCAGCTTTACAGGAGCACAAGGTGAGCTGACAGTAGACACCGATAAAAACGCATTGGTGCTACATGACGGAGCTACGGCGGGTGGGATACAGATGGCGAGGGAAAGCGTTGTGAACGTGTTGGATTACGGGGCTTCTCCTACGGCGAGTGCCTCTGACAATGCTACCGCAATTAATAACGCACTAAGCAATAGTACTAATAAGATTTTAGATTTAGGTAGTGGTACTTATTCGGTCAATCAAATAACCAGTTCGCTAGATAATTTACATATAATTAACGGAACTTTAGTCTCCAATGACACTACTCAGAATTGTCTTCAACTATCAGGCAAAAATATAAAAATAGATAATGTAAACTTCACGAGCAACTATTCCTATGGAGACGCTAGAGATGTAGCCAACAATTCTATTTATGCTTTATCCATAGATACGGGAGTTACTACTGGAACTTTTGAAGATGAATCTAGCGTAAGAGTTACTAATTGTAAGTTTAGCGGTTATAAAAATTCAGGTATTTATATTGCGGGTTACGACTTCGCATACATTGAAAACAATATTCTTAGTGAATTAGGTAATGAAGGGATTAGAGGATCAGGGTGTAATAATGTTCACATAACCAATAATCAAATATCTTCAGTTTTCGGGGGAGCTATACAACATCAGTCAGGTGGTTCTACGCCTCCACGACAAGGACTTTTAATTTCTAATAATAGGTGTTCTCAAGTTTATCCCGGTAATACCTTATTTCAAAATGACACGCAAGATCACGGTATCGCTATAGAATTAAATAGCGTTTGGAGAGATAGTCGAGTTATTGGTAACTATATTGAGTACGCTCATTCTATGGGTATCAGTTTATCAAGCGCGTCGGGTACAGTCGTTGATGGTAATGTAATGTACAATATAGGAAACTCAACTAGGTCTACTGATGATTTTTCTTATAGAGGTTTTGCTAGTTTAGAAGTTGTTAATGCGGATTGGTGTGTTGTTTCTAATAATAAATTTGAAGACCCTTATGCTCGTGGTATTAATCTTGATAAAAGCCACGACGTACTAATTGAAGGTAATCATTTTAACAACACACCTAGTAATACAAGACAATCGACTCAATACTTTATTTTACTGACAGGATCAGCTCAAGATATTAATAATGCTACATGGGGTTCTAAAATAAGTAATAATGTGTTTAATAACGGTGGTGAAAACGATACAACTATGGACGATAGTCTTTGTTATGGTATCTATTACTCAGGATTTAATTCATTTTTACCTAATCACAAATCTACTATTTCAAACAATAAATTTATAGATTGCGTTATTGAAGCGAGAGGTGATGTTATTTTTGACGGTAATGATATAAAATCTAATGGAGTATTGGATATTTCAACATCAACAGCTTGGGCTAAACCTTTGTTATATTTCGTTAACGAAACTACTCCTACTGTTATCCGAAACTCTACATATAACAATACAAGCGGAACAGCTTCAGTTGGTTTTATACAATTAAGTTCTTCCAATCAAAATAGTTTATATTTGTATGGGTGTGAGATAAATAATACAAATGTTATACTTTATTTAACGGGTGGATTTATAGGTCGTTTAGTTGCTGAAGATAATAGATTTACAAACATTACCACTAATTTCACTAACAGAAATAAGAATGGATCAAATTGGTTTACATTAGGCTCTAAAAATGTAGGGGATAGACTTAGCGATTTTCCACGTGTTATGTGGGGGCCGGGAACAGGAGGAGCTGACACAGCTTTAAATGACCCTATAGCTGGTGATATTGTATTCGACATTACGCCAACTGCTGGCGGTAAAATTGGTTGGGTATATGATGGCACTCAATGGAAACAATTTGGAGTAATAGACGCATAATGACCGAAACCCTCTCGCACTTTCTCGACTCTGCTCTTGCTATTATTCTTGGTGTTATTGGTTGGATGATTAAAAAGCTGACAGATCGGTTGGATAGTGATGAGAAACGATTGACTAAGATAGAGGTGGAACTGGCTGCACAACGGGAACGAGACACCGCTGTTGAGAACCGTATGGGTGGTCTTGAAACAAATATTAAAGAGATAAACACTAAGCTTGATCGTATGATGGAGCTGCTAATGAAGAGGTAGATATGCCAAAAGGATTATACGCAAACATTAACAGAAGAAAGAAACTCGGTATCAGCCGTAGTAAGAAGAAGTCAACTATATCGCCAAAGGCTTACGCTAACATGAAGCGTGGGTTCCCGAAGAAGAAGTAAGGTGGCTGTATCGTTATCCATAGGCAGAGGTGAGAAAAGCCGTAAAGGTGGACTCACCGCAAAGGGAAGACGTAAATACAATCGTGCTACAGGGTCTAACTTAAAAGCTCCTCAACCCGGTGGTGGTCCTCGTAAGCGTTCGTTCTGTGCTAGGATGTCAGGAGTAAAAGGACCGATGAAAGACAGTAAAGGCAGACCTACCCGTAAAGCTTTGGCGTTGCGTCGTTGGAAGTGCTAAGAGTATGCCTCGTCGTCCAATAGCTCGTCCACACCCTCTGTCTGCTCAACAACGGACACTAGCAGCTGTATCATCAGCAAAGGTAAAGGAGAACAAACAGAAAGCTGACGAACTACAAACGAAGGTTACATCGCTAGAGAGTGATCCATTTTTTGTTACTATTGACGGGGGTGGTCCTGTATTGGACGACACTGATATATTCGACGGAGGACAACCAGATGCCTAGTTTTACAAAACGTATACAACTAAGACGTGGTACTTATGCTGAGTGGCAAGAAGAGAACCCTGTACTGCTGGAAGGGGAAGTTGCTATTGAGTTAGATACTGACCGTAATCGTATTAAGATAGGAGACGGGACGACTGCTTGGAACGAGCTACCGTACTTCCTAGATGCACGTGAAGAAGAAGTGGGAGATCACGCAGAATTTCTTGAAGGCTTGACAGGTGATCCATGATACTCTAACAAGAGTCGGATTTAACCTAATAAAAATGAAAGCAAAATATGAGCGTATGGTATCAAATGGGACAGAGTGTCAGGAACTTATTAATATCTCTTACTAGCACTAGCAAGGCTATTCTGGACACCGAGAGTAATATTCAAGCAAGGACTGATGACGAATTAGGAACGATGGCTTTTGCCACGGACACTAATAAATTGTATGTATTTACAAGCTCAGGATGGCAAGCTGCTCAATAGTTTTGACAATCAATAATCACTAACATAAAAATATAATCACTAATGGCTAACATACTTCAACAAATCGGACAGACCGTTAAGTCGAAGTTGGATGACAAGGTAGATAAAACGGACGCTGTGACGGACTTCTTAAAGTCTATTCTCGGTTTCCCTGAAGATACCGTTGCACCCGATGTAGACACGGCAGCTAACATATCAGCAAGAACCAGCGACGACGTCGGCACTATCATGTACGGAAGCGATACTTATGATCTCTACGTATTTGACGGTAGTAACTGGCAAGTCTATAACAACAGCTAAACACATGAGCGATATTACAGTAATTAACGACAGCGAACAATCATCGCTGGTAACTAACGGACTCGCTAAGAATGGTGAGTTATATTTGAAAGCTGCGGGTAGTACCGATGCAGGTGCTATTGTTGTGTATGATAGCGGATCGTGGAGAACGTTTGCTAATGAGTTTGCACCCGGAGGCCCATTTTTAACATACGAGATTACTAATTCCGGAGGTGTGTTTAACCTACGTGCAAGAAGTACATCTGACTCTTATGATGTTGATTGGGGTGATGGAAGCAGCGAATCAAGCACTGCTAGTAGTCTTGCACATACCTACGCGGCAGGTTCATACACAATTAAAATTACTGCTCTAGGATTTTACTGTCCGTTTTATGGAACTCAAACCGCCGATGCAACACAAATAACTTCGTTAGAAATTGATGATGCAATAAACTTGGGTACTAATCTTACAACAGCGTTGAATGGAGCTAGTAACATGACTGATTTTACAGCTTCAAACGCTACTTCCACGGTAACTATTTTTAGTCAAGCTTGGAAAGGCTGTTCGAGTCTCACTAGCTTTCCTTCAATTGATACCTCCAGCGGAACAAACTTTCGGAATGCATGGCAAAGTTGCTCTAGTCTAACTAGCTTTCCTTCATTAGACTTTTCAAATGGCACGGCGTTCAACGCAGGTTGGCTTTTTTGCTCAAGTCTTACGGATTTCCCTGCAAATATGTTTGACACTACAGGAACTCTATCAGGAACAGCTTTTTCAAATGGTTTTAATGGTTGTGCTTTAACGGCTCAATCTATCGAAAATATTCTTACTAGCTTAGATACAAACGGTGCTAGTAACATAACTCTAACGATAAGCGGTGGAACAAATGCCGTTTACTCAACTTGGTCATCGGCAGCTCAAACTGCACTATCTAATCTTCAAACTAAGGGGTGGACAGTCTCTTATAACACTTAATAAATATGAGTAATAACGATAATAAAACTTGGTATGTTTGTCACGGTGATGATGCTGTTCATTTTGTTGAAATAGCAGAAGGATCAACAGTAATTAGCGGACAACCAAACATTGAGGAATTTAATAACGAAGAAGAAGCAGTAGCCCGTGCGACCGCATTAGGTTATGTTTTTGAACAGGAGGAACTATAAGACAATGGCTAAATTAAATACAGTCACATCGTCAACCCGTCCCGCTTCGCCAACTGCTGGTGAAACATACTTTGAGACGGACACTAATAAGATTATCATTTGGGACGGGTCTGCTTGGACAGAGATTGTTTCGGATGGTACTGCTTAACTTTTAACCATCAATACTAACTATAGTTAATAAATAATATGCCAGATACATCATCTATATTCTATCAAATCGGTCAATCGACCAAAAGTGCTATTGCCGTAGAAACTTCACGTGCAGAAGCTGCTGAAGCGACGTTACAAACTAACATTGATTCAGAAGCCTCCAGTCGTGCAAGTGCAGATACTACGTTGCAATCTAACATCGACAGCGAAGCTTCTAGCCGTGCGTCTGCTGATACTACCTTACAAGGTAACATTGACAGTGAAGCAAGCAGCAGAGCATCCGCTGACACCGCTCTTCAAGCAGCTGTAGACGCTGTTGAGACTGGTGCTGGTCTTGGATCGGACGGGTCTTACACAGCTAACTCCTCAACCAACTACATCACATCTGCTGGTTCTTTGGTTGCTGCTGACGAAGCTCTCGACTCACAGATCAAAACTAACGCTGACGCTATCTCTTCTGAAGCAAGTACTCGTGCATCTGCCGATACCACCCTTCAGTCTAACATTGATAGTGAAGCTTCTTCTCGTGCTAGTGCTGACACAACTCTCCAAAGCAACATTGATGCTGAAGAGACTGCCCGTCAAGCCGCTGACTCGACCCTTCAAACAAACATCAATGACGAGGCTAGCTCACGTGCTTCTGCTGATACGACTTTACAGTCCAATATCGACGCTGAAGAAACTGCTCGTATCGCTGCTGTTAGTGGTGAAGCTACTGCCAGATCATCTGCTGACTCGACTCTTCAGTCGAACATCGATGCCGAAGCTTCCACTCGTGCAGCTGCTGTTTCCAATCTTGATAGCACAAAAGCTAATCTTAGTGGTGCTGCTTTCACCGGAGACGTTAGCGGAACAAATCTTGTACTTAGCGGTAACTTGACCGTTCAAGGAACGACTACTTCCATCGAAACCACTAACTCACAAGTCACTGACGCTATCATGCTTCTCAATGACGGAGCTGCTGGTTCTGCTAACAACGGTAACGACGCTGGGTTTATCATTGAGCGTGGTTCTTCCGACAACGGAAACATCGCTGCTGTTTACGACGAAGGTGAAGATAAGTTCGCTTTCTACAGAACATCAGCAACTGCTGCTTCTACTGACATCAGTGGAGACGACTCTTCTGCTGCCTTGATCGACGTTAAAGCTAACGACGTTGTTCTTGGTGACGGAAACAATCTTGGTTCATTGGCTGACTTTACAGCTGCAATGGCTTAAGTTTGCTGAATGAGTGCGAAAGGTAAAAAAAGAGATACTGCATCTCTAACTTTTCGTCTCACAAGCTCACAAAAGAAGGAGGTAGCTGGGATCGCTCATACGCTCGGTCTCAGCTCCTCCGCTCTTTTACAATCCTGGGTAACCCGTATTCTAAACAACATGAATGGACGCGGGGACCATGATCAGCAGCCAAGAGACTAATAAAACAATAATTAATTAAACAATAAAGGAGTGGTTCGATTGAGTTGCTCCTTTTTTGTGTCTGCTTGCAACTTGACAGTTATAAGGTAAAGAACTAAACTTAATGATTATGAGACTTCTCGGACTAGAAAAAAAGACGTTGCTTTCATCCGTTGTTGTAGCGGGGGCGGGTAGTGCATTTGCAGTCGAGCGTTCAAAAGGATGGACTTTTGTTATCGAATCGGAATCCGTTACAAGCGGCGCAACTGTTGCTATCGAAGCTTACATAGGCGGAGGATGGCGTACAGTAGATAGCAGAACGATTACATCTTCAGGTAATATTATGATACGGGATGCTGACGGTCATTATGAAAAGATCAGAGCATCTGTATCGAGCCGTACTGACGGTACTTACAGCGTATATGCTACCGGTACTGTTGCTTCCCTTTAATGTCATTAGTTGCCGTCGCAGTACCGCCTCCTTCAAACGTTGAGGCATCGAGTGAGTTTGTCGCTCCGCAATTTGGTACAAGTTTCCCTCTTGATCTGTTTGATGCTACCTTCCAAGCGGGATACGACACTCAAGCGAACATAGAAGCGAGAACAGGCGACGATGTAGGCACGATACTAATGGCCTCTGATGTCGTGCGTTTATATGTTTACGACGGCACTAATTGGCAATACTATACAGGGGTATGAAAAAACGAGAGCAATTAGAAAATCTACAGGTTTTACTCGCCGATACCTATCGTGAGATTATATCGACTATGGATCTTGACGACCCTAATGCGGCGGTCTTAAACGGAGCCAGGCAATTCCTTAAAGACAACAACATCATTAGTGTCACAGAGAAGACATCGCCATTGGGTAAGCTTGCAGACGTATTACCTTTTGACGATTCTCCCGAAGACAAAGAAGCGATTAGACAGTCGCAGTAATGAGCGTTCCACACGAAGTTCCAGCGGAGCTTCAAGACTTCCGTAACTTCTTATTTGTCTGTTGGAAACATTTAGGACTACCTGATCCAACGCCCCTTCAATACGACATATCACAGTTCCTTCAGAACGGCCCTAAACGCGCCATAGTGATGGCTTTTCGTGGCGTTGGTAAATCGTGGATATGTTCCGCCTATGTCGTCCATCAACTCCTTTTAGACCCCTCTAAGAACATCCTGGTGGTGTCTGCGTCTAAAACACGTTCTGATGACTTCTCCACCTTCACGCTTAGGTTGATCCATGAGATCCCGGTATTAGAGTCTTTAAAGCCGCGTGATGGGCAACGCTTCAGTAAGATAAGCTTCGATGTGGGTCCTGCTCCAGCGTCCCATGCACCGTCGGTTAAATCGTTAGGTATTACTTCGCAGTTGACCGGGTCAAGAGCGGATATAATCGTCGCTGATGACGTGGAGGTAGCGAACAACTCAGCGACCCAAGGAATGCGTGATAAGCTGTCAGACCAAGTCAAAGAGTTTGATGCGATTATAAAGCCTCTTAAGACCTCCAGGATCCTGTTTCTAGGTACGCCTCAATGCGAGGACTCCATCTACACTAAACTACGGGAACGCGGTTATGAGACGCGTGTGTGGCCGTCAGAATACGTCGGGCATAAAAAGAACGACACTATCTATGAAGGAGCCATAGCACCATTTATAAACGACGCTACAACGGACGACAATATTGGTAGATCGACAGAACCTTTAAGGTTTAACGATATAGACCTGGAAGAAAGAAAGCTTTCCTACGGACGATCAGGGTACGCTTTACAGTTCCTTT